CGGCAGATGGCTATTGCCGTGAAGAAGTAACTGTTCCAGCAGGTACTTATCCTCTTGGTACTCTGATCGTTGGTACAGCTACCAGAACATCAACACCTTGGGCATTGAGCTGGGTGGTAACGATTGCCATCTGCGAGGTATTGATACCATTCACAGACTTCAGCAAGAAATCGCTTACTTGAGCTGGGCCACGATACAGGACCAGAGCCAAACTGTTTGCAGTTGTGGTGAAAGTAGGACGCACGTCGAAGTGGTCGCCCAGAACGATTGCCAGAACAGAACCTGCCGGAACAGCAGCACCAGCTACATATTTGGCGAAGGTTGCGCTCAGAGCTGTACCAACGATCAGAGTACCAAGAGGATAAGTACCTGCTGGAACAGTTACTTCTTCACGGCAATAGCCATCTGCCGGGGAGAACTCACGAACTACAAGATCACCAAGAACGCGGTTGTTAAAATCAGTAAGAGCCATTATTTACCTTCCTTATTATTGAATTTTTGTTGATAGGCTTTAGTAAGAGCAGCAACGCCGTCTTCTTCTGTAACACTTAGGGTTTCACCGGAAACACCTTTCTCTTTAAACAAGTCACTTTCTTCAATAGCTTTTTTATCTTTCGCCATTGCTTTAGTAACAACTTCAAATGCATCGGCATTCAAAGCTTCAGTAGACTTATAAAGAATTTCAACTTCTTCGTCAGTCATACCAGCTTCTTTAAGTACAGCTTTGCGAGCTTTCTCAACAGAATCTTTTTCTTTAGCTTCCAAGCCTTTTACAACTTCTAGAGCTGCGTCTAGCTCAGCTTGTTTTACTACAATCTTTTCTTCTTGCTCTTTAGCAGTTTTAGCAATAGCTTCTTCAACAGCCTTACTAATCCGCTCTTCGTGAACTGCTTTAGTTACGAACTCAGACATTTCATTACCTTTATTATTGGATTTTTCCACAGAGGGAGACTTTGCATCTTTCGGTGCAGTTGCGCCCTCTTGCGAGGACAATGCTTGCTCAAACTTCTTCTGTGTTTCAAGAAGAATAAGCAATTCTTCTGGTTTAAGGGAAGCAATAGCTTTGTTAATCTCAGCCTCGCTTTTATCCATAACCAAGGATTTCATAAGAGTTACAGCAGATACTTTTTCATTAATCCACTGCTCATACCAATCTACAGTTTCTTCTTGTTCTTCTGGCTCAGTATCCAGTCCCAAGATCTTTGCAAGAACAATTGCATCATCCCACCAAAGACCAAAGAAAGTAGTTAGGAAGTCAACAATGTTCATTTCAACCTGAACCATTGTTGCTTTCTCTACCTGATCCTCTGTAATCTTGTCTGTAGCTTTTGTCAGCAAAGTAGTGACGCCATTTGCTGGACCACCCTGATGCTTTCCAACAAGGGCTACGTGTGAGCCTTCACCTTCAAAGTTAAAGTTGGATAGCCGCTTACGTGCTTGATCTGTCATTACAGTTCTTCCACAGAAGCGCGGCAGCCAATACTAACTCCGCAAATATCGCCAGATTTAACTTGATCCCATAGTTTATCTGATTCATCATTCCCTTCTGGGAAATAGAACCACTGGAGCCAAGTTCCTTTTTTAATCATACGTCCATCATCAAGTTCAAAATCTGATGGGCTTATAAATGATTGTTCAATCTTTGCTGTTTCAATTTGAACTTGATGAAACAAGTTAGCTTTATTGCAATGAGTATTGAAGTTAATGCAAGCTTTTTCAACTTCATCTGCTGAGTAAATATCCCCATGAAGGTCTACAGTCTCAGGTTCCAATACAACAAACAATGCTCTACGTTGTTCAATATCAATGGCTTTAGTAACCTCAACAACAGGCTCTTGAGTCTTTGAACCGCCAAAGAACTTCTCTAGAAGCTCATATAGTTTTTCTGTCTTATCGGTCATTAAGAATTTTCCGTATTACCTGTTGAGCTATCACCAGACCCACCAGTATTGTCACCAGTGCCTCCGGGAAGACCTGAACTGAGTGAATCCCCACTGGAGCTTGTTTTTTCTGGCAGATACTCTTGCATAGGTTCCTTATCTTGGTCGTGTGCCTTAGCACCGATAGATTGACGAGTAATGTTTAGAACTTCACGATCCAATTCAATAGCACCAGTAGCAGCATATCGTTGGACAGCTTTGGACAAAATATCAAGGTCGCTTTGTTGAACTTCTTCATATTCCCAGTAAGGTAAGTCACCCTCTAGGCTCCAACCATTCATTCTGAACAAAAGGTCACGGAGTTCTTTAAGAGTTTCCTGCATGCCCATTAGCTTGTCTTCAACAGCCATAATCACCAAGGAATTCTTGGTATCAGAGAGACTATAAGAGCCTACTGAGCTTTGCCCCATCTGAAGGATATCAGCCCAAAGAGCTTGAAGAATTGCGCTGTTATATCGACCAATGATCGCGTTAGTGTCAAAACGATTAGAACCAGATGAAGTTACAAGGTCAAATTCAAATTCAAGATTACCTTTCTCATCACGATCACTTGGAACAACAACAGAAGCTTGTTCATTGGCTTGAATATTTCGACCAATATTCATATAAGCTTCGTATGCAGCTTTTTTATCTTCGCTTGCGCCCTCTGCCATGTACTCAGAAGGAATTTTGAAACGCGGGATACCGTTCAAGTCACGAGAAAGACTAATAGCTTCATGTTCTTCAATCTTGGTCCGATACTTCCAAGCGTAGTAACACTTCAAAAGGGGGCTAGAGCCCATCGGATTACCACGTGTGCTATCACAAGTCTAAAGTTGTCAGGTTTCAGCCCTTTGCAGCTGCTTCTGAAGCGGGGTTGGTTTCATATGTTGAAGCCGATTGGAACGAAAGCTACTTCTTTGAATTGGAGGCATTTGACGGCACCAGAAAGGTCTCTGATGACCAAGTGGATGCCACAAGTGATAGCTTCATAACACTAGCCATTCGGAAAGAAATCCCCTCTTTCGCTGTGCCCATCAATCTTAAGACAAACGAATTCAGGCTTTGATTAGTCAAACTACTATAAGGAGGCACAAACGGATGCCGAATGGTGATGCCTATGGCACGCGTTAAGAAAGCTGCTGAAAGCCTAGACCTCTCCACTGGATCTGAAAGTGTGCCACGTATCCCTTACAGTGAAACTGGCGCGATTGGTCTTAAGCAGATTAATGGTCAGATTATTGAGGAAGCTCGTAAAGAACTCCAATACCCTCAAGCAGCTAAAACTTTTAAAACAATGAGTATGGATGCTACTATCTCATCCGGTCTCAATCTGTTTCAGATGATGATGAGCCGGGTTAAGTGGAATGTTCATGTCCCTGTAGACGCTAGTGAAGAAACTAAGAAACACGCTAAGTTCTTGGCTCAAGTACAAGATGACATGGAGCATTCGTGGTACTCCTTTATTAAGGAAGCTGTAAGTTTCTACACTTATGGATTTGCTCCACATGAAATTGTACTGCGTAAACGTTTAAAAGTTAATGGTTCTAAGTATGATGATGGTTTGGTAGCAATTAGAAAATTGCCTATTCGTTCACAAGACACTATTAGTCGTGCTGAGTTCTCAGAAGATGGACGTACATTCCTAGGCTTCTGGCAGAACCCAAAAGGTATTCTAGATTTCTACGGCGGTTTTAATGGTGGTAAAGCTTCAAGTCAAGATGAAGTGTTTATTCGTAAGAGTAAGCTTTTAAACTTCACTTGTGACAGCAGCCGTGGCAACCCTATGGGTACAAGCCCGTTACTCAAGTGTTACTACGCTTGGAAGTATCGTACCAAGATTGAAGAGCATGAAGCTGTTAGCCTGTCTCGTGATTTGAATGGCATCCCACGTTTCAAGATTCCTTCCGAGTATTTGTCTGAAGGTGCTAGTGACGATAAGAAAGCTGCTGCTGAAGCTTATATGAAGATTGGACGTAATATCCAAGCTAATGAACAAGCCTCTGTTGTGGTGCCAAGTGATCGTGATGATAAAGGTAACTTGATCTTTGAATTTGACCTCGTAACATCTTCTGGCTCCAATCGCTTTGATACGAACGCTATTATTGGACGTTATAACTCCGCTATTTTGCAAGCTCTTTGGGCTGATATCCTTCAGATGGGTCAGAGTTCAGTTGGCTCCTATAGCCTCTCCGATACCAAGAATTCTTTGGTAATTATGGCTGTTGAAGACAAGCTTATGGGTATGCAAGAGACTCTTAAAGAACTTCGCGACCTTCTGTTCAGAATGAATGGTTGGAGCCTAGAAGGTGATTTACCTTATTGGGAATATGAAGAAGTTCAACAAAGCGACCTTGATATCCTGTCCAAAGCTGTTCAACGTTATGCAGCTACCGGCTCTATTGAACTTGACCGTGAAGTCTTGAACATCACTCGTCAGTCTATTGGTGCTAAGCCACACGACATGGATAAAGAACCTATGGAAGAATACTTGCCTGAAAAGACAAGCTCTAGCGGTGATTCATTCAGTTCAGGGCTTCCCGGTGGTACAGGTGATAACACAGGCGGTAGTGGCGACAGCTCAACAGGGAATACAGAAAATGCCTGACAAATCAGAAAAGTTATATGAACTCCTAGAGAAATTCTTTGGCGGTTCAGAGAAAGAACCAGAACAAGTTTACGAAGTACACAAAGCTTTTAGTGAAGAAGAACGTACTGCATTGTTTCTAGTCCTCGAACCTCAAGACGGGGACATGACTAATGACCTTCATGGCGATACTTACACAGCCGATGAAGTTAGAAAAGCAATGAGGTCGTTCAATCAACATTGTATGAAGGCAAACCTCTTTCATAAGGTTGAGATTGAGGAAGCAAAGATTGTTGAATCTTATGTCACCCCATCCTCTTTTCAACTTGAGGATGGTCGTGTAGTTAAAAAAGGTTCATGGTTGCAGAATTGGTATTTTCCTGAAACTGAAGACGGTGAAGTTCTTTGGCAGATGGTAAAGAGTGGAACTATTGATGCTGTTTCTATTCAAGGACGTGCATGGGTTGAGGATATTGAATAATGCTTAAAGCTAAGCGAAAGCTGAGTAATATCAGTTTTGAAGCGGAAGGTAGCGCCGTAGCCCTCGTAGGTCCACATCAAGGATCGGGTGCAAATAATTGGAAGGTTCTTCTGACCAAAAGTACAGATGATATCACCCAAGATCAAGTAGAAGAATCTCTGTCCCAAGTGGATAAAGACATGTCCTCTTCCGAGGGCGTTACTAACCAGCCGGAAGGAAACTCCCTCTCCGATAATAATACAAAAGAGGACACTATGTCTGATGAAATGGTTGCAAAGAGTGTAATGGAATCGGAGATTGCTAAGGCAGTTGAAGACGCTATTACCAAAGCTGTAGAAGCTAAAGAACAAGAACTGGTTGCTAAACAAGCTGAACTCGATGCAGCTCTTGAAGTTGTAAAAGGTTTGGAAGCTAAAGAGAAAGAATCTGTTGAGAAAGGCCGTAAGGCGTTGCTTAAAGATGCCGGTCATTCCGAAGACGAAGTAGAACTTCTCTACAAATCTACCGAGGCGTTGACCACTGAAGCTTTTGAAGTAGTTGTTAAAGCTCTGGCTAAAGATAAGAAAGCCATTGAAGAAAGCGACATGTTCAAAGAAGCTGGTGTATCGGGTGAAACTGTTGACACCGCTGAAGAAGACGGTGTTGCTGCTTTGACCAAATCCTACAAAAAACAATTCGAAAAGGAAGCTAAATAATGCCTCTGGTAAACTTTGATATTCGTACTCTCGGTGATCTTGTTGTACGTGAATTCTCCCCTGCTGATGGCTACTGCCGTGAAGAAGTAACTCTGGCTGCTGGAACCTACCCACTGGGTACTCTGGTTGTTGGTACTGCTTTGAGCGCTACTTTCGCCAAGTATGTTGCAGGTGCTGCTATTCCTGCCGGTCTGGAACTAGCCAAACAGGGTGTTAAAGGCGCGACACACGCATACAGGGGAACAATAGAACCATTCTTCCAGAAGGGCCGTGATATGGCCGAAGGACGGTCATACAACAAAGTCGGAGGAGATAGGGCGCAGGAACTTGCTGCGGCTCTGAGGGCGAATCAGAGTCAAGTACCAGGATATAACCCGACTGCGGCTGAAGTAGCGGCTTCTTTACCCGCTAACGCAGCAAAGACGGGACAGGCTGAGTTCGCTGGACTACAGGCTAACGTAGCGCCCTCGGCTCCTTCGACACAAGCTGCGGTGGTTCAAGAACAGAACAAGGCATTGGCTGATGCTCTAAGGTCATTTGGAGTGGATAAAGCATCGTTAGAGGCTGCTATTGGACAACGCGGGGCAAATGCTGCTACTAACTACGGGGATGCCTACGCGCAACAGGTTAAGGCTAATCCAGTTTTAGCACAGTTATTCAAGAATCCATATATCAAGGACGAAGTTCCTACGGCTTTGAAACTGGCAGAGGCGAACGGAATCACACCAAAAACCGATCTAACTGAGTTTCTGCACTACGTCAAGATTGGACTGGACAAGCAACTAAGCAAGACAGGCAACGATGCTCTAAGCAGTACACAACAGAAGGCAGTTCAAACAGCGAAGACAGAATTGCTTGATTGGATGAAAACAGCTAATCCGAAGTACGATGGCGCTAGGGCTGCGTTTGCTGCGGAGAGTCAACCTATAAATCAAATGCAGATAGGGCAGGCTCTTGAGGCGAAGATGGCGAGTCCATTGCAGGGCGATTCTTCCTTGCGTCCTGGGATGTATGCTAATGCAATGCAGGAATCGTCCAAGATTCCACAGACCGCCGCAGGGATGCCTAAGTACACAAGTCTTAGTGAAGCCCTAACGCCGCAGAATATGCAGACAGTGAACAACGTAGGCGATACGCTTGCGACTAAGGCTATGGCAGACAAACTGGCGAGTCTTGGGTCTAAACGGGCTTCAGAATTGACAGGCACTCCTGAAATAATGATCCCACC